GTCGATATCTTAACACAGCTTGGGTCATAGAATCAACATAGTCATCGTATTGTCCGTTAGGAAATGCTGCACATTCCTCAATAACTTCTTGTGCCCAGTGTTCGTCTAACGGTGCAAATACCATACCAGATTCAAAGACAGGTGCACAGCTATTTATACGTGTATGCTTGTCTCTTCCTCTTGCAGGCACGTAATCTATAACAGGTATACCTGCTCTACGTAATTCATGAATAAGTGGCTGACCACTAGCTTTAGCCTCAATAATAACCGTTTCAGGTTCCCAATATTGATATTGCTCTAATGCAACGTTTTTTAAGTCAGGAAAATCATATCTTCCTTTTTGTGCATCAAGTAGAATTATACATTTTTCATAACCTTCTACAGGTTCAAATATTCCCCAAGTGGTAATAGCAGAATAATCTGCAGTTTCTTTTTTTGAAAATGCAGTATCATAAGATTGTATCACGTGGAGCAGTTTTGGAAGTTTCTCTCCTTCCCATGGTTGCCACCATTCTCGTTTTATAATTGCACCTTCTTCTGAAGTTGGGTCCTGCATATATTGAGCATTCCAGTTCTTTGTGGAGATAGAAGCTTTGACACCCATTAAATCTTCTTTACTCCAATACTCAGGCCAAACAGGTTCATCGTTTGGAAGTATTGCAGGGAACTCAATTACATCCCACTGATCTGCTTTTATTTCAGATTGAGCCTTCACCAACCGTCCTGTAAGATCGTCAGTAGCCCAACGAGTCATTACTACGAGAATACGGCCACCGGGTTGTAAACGTTGTCGTGGCCCAGAACTGTACCATTCATAAGCACGTTCCATAGCTGTATCAGACAATGAGTCTTGTTCAGTATGTGGGTCATCAATAATAAGTAAGTCCGCCCCTCGTCCTGTGATAGAACCGCCAACACCCGCTGCAAAATATTCCCC